TGAATTCACGCATTGAGTAACGCTTGTGATCATCGATCTGATACTGAGCAAATTGAATTGGAGTTAATTGCGAATTTTCTCCACGCGTATTACTACTACTATCAATAATTGGTTCTTGGTTTATGGTTAATGGTTTATGGTTATTGGTTGGTTGCACATCCGTTTGTTCTTCGTTTAACGGATTTTCAACGACCGTTGAATTTTCGTTAAACGATTGATCATCTTTTGATGAACCACTGTTGGACGAACCTTTCTTTTTCGCTGCACGTTTTGCAGCAGACGCTTTACCAGCCTCACTCGCTTGTTTCTTTTTCCCGTGGTATTCAGCAATTTCTCGTTCACAACGATTATTGCGATAAACACCTTCTTCAAGAATGAAAAACTCATCAAGTACATATTTGAGAGCTTCTTTTTGCTCTTCGGTAGTACATTGCAAACGACGTGCTAGACGATCAATGCTTGATGCATCAATCGCCTTCTCCGTGTCGTAATACATGTCTAATAAGTCGCGGTAAATCGCACGCTCAATTAAACTGAGGTGGCGAGTCGCATTGTTAAAGTCACCAATATGGTGTTGGTAATAATTCATGCGGCCCCCTTAATTTGTTGCGTAATAAATGGATTATTTGCTCTGGCGATAGCAGCCATTGGATATGGAGAAACGGAGTTACCAACCATAAAGACTTGATCTTTTTTAGATAGAGGCTTTCCATCGCTCCCGTATTCAATTACGTATGAATCTGGAAACCCCTGCGCTCTAAAAAGTTCACGTGGTTTAAGCATGCGTATACAGATATCAACAATTGCCCAAGGTTCACCTTTGATCCAAACAGTAACTAGGGCTAAACGATCTTTAGTAGTGATCGTATCCATTGGCTCAGTGATACTTCTTGCGTCTCCATTGCCGTAGTAGTTAATTAAAAATGCAGCAACACGAAGAGCGCCCTTATAGTTATCTTTGCTCAACTTGGCAGTAACTAATCCATGATGCCCACCTTTCACTTGTGCACATATGGTTGATAGAGGCTCATCAATTGACCAATTCCGCTGTTGAGATGCGTTAGCAAACTCTGTAATAAACGGAACAAGGATTGGACTTATTAAAGAACTATGTCCTCCATAACCTGCTGTAGTTGTTGCTAATGGTTCACGTATGTCATGACCAAAACTTGTGCGGAAATCACGGCCAATAAAAGGTGTGGCAGAATTAACAAAAAATGGCTCTTTAGTTTCAATAACATATTTTTGAATACCCTTAGCTATGCGTTTTAGAGTTGCATCAGCTAGGGGACCTTGCGGCCTATTAAAAATTGAATTTCCTAAATCTGAAAAATCAACACATTCAGCTGTAGGGCGCCATTTTTTTAAATTGCCCTTAGGTTTTTTTGAGAAGTATTTTTCTGGCCATACTATTGGTTGCCCATCACAGCGAGCAACGAGAAATAACCGCTCACGTTTTGTTGGCGCTCCGAAGTCAGCAGCAATAATATTTTTTTGCCACTCAACTTCATAACCAAGTTGTTCAAGACTACGGACAAAGTGTTTCCAAGTTCTCCCTTTCTTTTTTGGGTTCGGTACTAAGAATTGATTGTGCCGAGGAACTTGTTCACCAGGTTCAGCAATTCGATTTACCTTTTTGCCATTAACTTCAATTTTATCGAGCGTAATCACTCTGCCTGTTGCTTTGTCTCGTTTTGCAATTAAAGGCCCCCATCCTAAGATCTGCTTAACATTTTCCAAGCTGATCACATCAGGTTTAACTTTGCCTGCAAACTTAAGAACTACCCATGAAAGGTCACGTATTTCTTTTTTACGTGGTTGACCGCCAGCAGCTTGCGAATGGTGTGTGCAGTCTGGGCTTGCATGAAACCAACCGACTTGATGACCATCACAAATTTCAATCGGATCTACTGCAAATACATCTTGAACATAATGCTTTGCATGGGGATGATTAGCCTCATGCATAGAAATAGCTTTATGGTTATGATTTACAGCAACATAAACAGGTCTGTTTAAGCCCATTTCTAAACCGGTGCTTGCACCACCACCGCCCGCAAAGAAATCAACAATGATTTTTTCCGAGAAATTTAGATCAAACTGAGTCCTAAAGGAACGAGCAGCATCAACAAATGTATTCATGCATCACCGCCTTCATTAAACTGAATAAAAGTGCTACCTAAGTACCGTATCCGTTTAGCTTGATATAAGCTTGAAATGATTTGTCCAGCATGGAAAATTGGCATTCTGTGCTGTTCTGAAAGGGCTTGCATAAACTCATCACGAGTTACAGCTGCATTTTTTTCATCACGTTTTTGGCGTTTCAAATTTTGCTTACGCTTTTCCAGTAAACCCTCTAAAGTTTTAAGAGCCGGTTCATACCAAGATTGAATAATTTGCTGACGCTTCAGCACTTGCTGATTGCCTTTGTTAGTTTGGTTTGATAAATTAGTTTGCATATTCATGGGTTCCTAAATTTGTGAATTAAGAAGCCTGATCTTGACCATCAGGCTTTTTTATTGCGTTCTCTCCGAACGGATTGTTTTCTTTGTTCATATAAATCAAAACGTTCTCTGGGTATTCCAGATACCTGTGACATAAGATTCTTGTCATCTTCACAACGCTTCATATCCAGAATGGCTAACCATCTTAAATACTGGCTGTTAGACCAGCCTCGTTCATATGCTTCCCTTGCCACATGCTCAGCTACAGGCTCAGATAAATGTGTCGGCATGCACACCGTCTTTTTTGCACTTGGCTTTTGTTTGGTCATGGTTGTTCCTAAACTGATATTTGTTCATGAGGTCAGTTATGCTATAGACGACTCTGGCTTAGCATTCTCAAGTAGCCATTCAGCCGTAAACTTTCCACCGCTATTAATTGCAAGTATCTGGGCATATTTGGTTTCGCCCGTATATTCAGTTCTTGGTAATACCCCTCGTTTTTCCATCTTGCTCATGGCCATGTATGTACGGTTTAGTAACGCTGCTGCTTTAGATCGACCACCAACAGCATCAAAAGCATATTTAATGGGATTCAAAGTTAAATCTCCCTTTTAATTGATTTCACCAAAATTAAATCATAGGTTTAATTTTAATACAATCCATGATTGCTTCTATTTTTTTAAATTTCCAATAGAATTTTAAACCAAAGGTTTATTTTATTAATGATTATGGAATCTATAGCTGAACGCATCCAAGCAGCACTTGATTATGCAAATCTAAAATGGTCAGCAGCATCTCTCAAATTGGGACTATCAGCTCAAGCTGCATCTAACTGGAAAAAGGGGAAAATTGGTAAGGAAACCCTGAAAGAGCTAGCGGCTTTAACTGGAGTAAGTGCCGGATGGTTGCTAGATGGTTCTGGATCAATGATCGAGTTGGCTGACAATCCTGAGAATGCTGATGCATATAGGCCAGTTATGGCATGGGAAGCACCGGATGACCTCGATCCTAATTCTTTTATGATTATTCCGCATGTAGACGTCAAGTTTTCCGCAGGTAATGGCCGACTGGTTGAATTTGAGCCAACAACCAGGATGACGGGATGCGCACAACGCATGGAGTGGTTTCATAAGAAAAAAGTTTCACCTAAAAATCTTGTAGAAGTGGATGTTGATGGTGACAGTATGGAACCAAGGATACCAAGCGGCAGCGTTGTAATTATCGACAAGTCTGTTAATAGACTAGAGCAAGTTCAGAACAGAAAGGTGTATGCAATCAGGTATGGTGATGAACTAAAAATCAAAAGATTATCTCGTAGATATGACGGAGCCTTGATTATTGATAGTGATAATCCTAGCTATGAAAGAGAGATCGTTGAGCCGCAAGACTTGGAGCATATTGGCATCATTGGTAAATATGTTTCTCATTCTTATGATGGTGAAATTTAGGCGAGCTAAGTAATTAATTTTTAAAGAAAAGAGGGTATTATGATCGCAACACTTAATAAATCCAAAACTGCGCTAACGATTAATCGCCAAGAGTTCAAATTAGCATTAGGTAAAATTGGCGAAGGTATTGAAAAACAAATAGCCTCACTTAAAAAAGCCAAGCAAAGTTATGACGCTACTGAAATGGCATGTGAGGTCATTAATGAAGCAAATATCTTTGAGGCTATAATCGAAGGATTTAATGAAGCTGAAGGTACTAATTTAAAACTATCAGATATAAGTAATTTGGAGCAAGCGCAAGGCTGGGTTGATGATTTTCTAGAAAAGTACAGCACTTGAAAAGGTAAATAAGAAGAAGTTGATGAGGTAAGATTCGTAATGAATAAAAAATATATGCCACCAGAACTTTACGAATACAGGCATCTAACAAGCACTGAACAAATGGCAATTCATCAGATGCTTATTTCTTATGTTCGTGAAGATCACCGCTTCAATATCATCATGATGGGGGCTGCGGAGCCTTACAACTTAGTAAAGATAATCAGTGTGAATTTTGAAAATGAAGCTGCAGGTATATGGATTCACTTCGAAACTATTGTTGGTGAAAAGCTGGCCTTGCCTATTGATTTCATTTCAAGAATTGAGTTTTCAGGGCAGCAAGAAATTTAAACTGTGAACCCGACACAGTCTTTTAAATGTGGGGTATATCACTTATTAGATAGTAATATTTATTGATGTTTTAGTGTGTAATGTGTAGATTGCCAATAGTTTTTATAGTAGATATTGGGATTATGCAATATGTCTAATATTGAGCAAGATACACGTTTTATTGTTAACAATAATTTGATTAACAAGGGCTGGATCTTGGACATTCAAGATCCAAACAAAAATGTCTTTTTTGAATCAGATATCTTAAGAATTGTTAATAATGAGTTTCTCAAGAAAAGTAAAAAAAGACCCGATTATGTTCTTTTCGATTCACAAAATAAGCGGCCAATCGGTGTAATTGAAACGAAATCAGGTGGAAAAAGCTTAACAAAAGCACTGGATCAGGCAACCGAATATGCTGAAATGCTTGATGCACCTTTGATATTTGCAATGAATAATGGTTTCTGCGAAACACGGCATTTGTATACCCAAAAACCATTATTTATTGATGAAAATGAGGTTAATGAATTAATAAGAGTAAATGAAGCTAAAGAGTTCATATTGCAGGAAACAAATGGTATTTATATTACACCTAAAGAAATTTTAGTCTCTCGCAAAGAGTTAATTAATGTTTTCAAGAAGTTAAATAACTCACTAAGAGGTGAAGGTTTAAGAGCTGGTATAGAAAGGCTTTCAGAATTTGCAAACATTCTTTTTTTAAAATTGTATACAGAGAATGCTAATACAGGTATTTGGAATTCTCTCAAAAGTCTCGATAATGATTTGCTAATTAATACAACTAATAACATACTACAAGATATTGATAGACAATATGGTGCTTCTGTTTTTACAAATTTACAGCTAACCAACCCTGTTGCTGTTAAAGAGATGATCAAAGAGTTGGATAAGTTAAAACTCTCATCAATAGATACCGATATTAAAGGAGATGCTTTTGAGTATTTCTTACAGCAAGCTACAGCAACTAATAATGACTTAGGAGAATATTTTACTCCACGTCACATAACTAAAACCATTGTTAACTTAGTCAACCCTAAATATGGTGAAAAGATCTATGACCCTTTTTGTGGGACAGGTGGTTTTTTAACAGAGGCATTTGATCATATAAAAGATAACACTTTAATTGCAAACAATAGTAGTGAAGAAATCAAGCTTAAACATAATACTATTTTTGGAAGAGAAATTACCTCAAATGCAAAACTCGCAAAAATGAATATGATTCTGCATGGGGATGGGCATAGTGGAATTTGCCAGATAGACACACTTCAAAACCCTATTGAATCTGAATATGATGTGGTTATAACCAACATGCCATTTTCTCAAAAAACTTCTTATTCTCACTTATATGAGAATAAGTTAGCTAAAAACGATGGTGATGGAGTATGTGTTCTACATTGCTTTAAAGCAACAAAAAAAGGAGGGCGAATGGCATTAGTAGTACCTGAAGGCTTTCTTTTTAAAGCCGCTTTAGCTCCAGTAAGGAAGTATTTATTTGAAAACGCCCAACTAAAAGCAGTAGTTTCACTTCCAAAAGAAGTTTTTCTGCCATATGCAAAAGTTAAAACCAATATACTCTACTTTACCAACTGTCATAATGGTAGAACAAATTCTGACGTTTTTTACTACAATGTGACAAATGATGGCCTAAGTTTAGATTCTTTCCGTAGAAAAATTGACGAAAATGATTTAAAAAATTTAGATTTTGCTGATTTAAATAAGAGCGACTTTGATAAATATTATAATGAATTAGGTTTCTTAAAAGTTAATCCAGAATTAATCAGAAGCAATGATTATATTTATAATTATGCTCACTATAGTAATTCACATATAAAATCAAAATTCCCAACTATAAAACTAAAAGAACTCCTATCCTTGTCTGGCAAAGTCAAAGTGGGAGAGGATACAAATATACCTATTATGAGTATCACTATGGAACATGGCTTAATTGATCAGCATGAGAAATTTAAAAAACGAGTCGCAAGTTCTGATATTTCTGGGTATAAAAAGGTTTTTAAAAATGAACTTGTAATGGGGTTCCCTATAGATGAAGGTGTTCTAGGATTTCAAAAATATTACGATGCTGCTGCCGTAAGCCCAGCATACAAAATCTTTAGATTAAAACGAGAAGTTAATGTAGAATATTTGGATTTGATTTTGAGATCTAATTCTCTAAGAAAAATATACAAAAGTAAAATGCAAGGCAGTGTAGAGAGACGACGCAGTATTCCTGATGAAATGTTTTTGAATATTGAGATCCCGAATCCTCCTGAAGAGGTTAAAGATCAAATAGTAAAACAACATAAACTAATAAAGGAAATTGAGAATAGTCTCAAGGAAAATCAAAAAAAATTGCGTCTAAAGACAGAAGCATTATGGGAACTTCCTCAAAATTACAACTAATCCCCCCTTCGAACCCACCACGGTGGGTTTTCTTTTGTCTATTAAATCTAAAATTTAAAATAAATTCAATCTTAGGTTTAAATATCTATTGCATCAAAATTAAATCTAAGGTTTAATAATTTTCACCAGATAACAAAAAAGCACACCGCCCCTCCCCAGGTCCGATGTGCTTTGCTATATGCGAGATCAATTATGAACGTAAAAGCTCCTCCTTTCAACTCATTTGCATTTGTCAGCATGGCTGCTCTTGCAATCTCTGGTGGTTCTTTAGTTGCTTGCCAATTGCAACCAGCTTTCCAAACAAAAGAAGCCCCTTCTCTATTTACCCCTAAGACTCAACCAAGTACTTACGGTGTTTTAACCGCAAAAATCACAGGTAAACATTCTGGCGTTGCCGTAATCAAATTAGATAGCTTCCGTTTAAACGTTAGCTTTGATTTTGAAGCTCATCCAGACAGTTACGGCGTTCCGGGTTCTGAATTTACCGCTGTTGATATTACTCAACTCACGGTAAATGAAATTACTGACATTAACGGTAAGTCATATAACGATTTCACCGAATTTGAAGACATCCGCAACATCAATGACCTTCTAAAAGGCTTCATCGAACGTAACAAGTTGGTGGAGGCTTAAAGATGACTCATTTCAAAAAGCACCCCGACGGCTACAAGTCATTTTTAGGCCGTGATGATAAGGGCCTCTACTCTGTTCGTATTGGCTGGCAAGTGTACGCATCTAATGCTAATGGCTCAGTTCTTTACAAAGTTAAAGACGGATTTAAGACGCCTTTAAATGTGTTCAGGTTCCAAACTGACTATCCAAAAGTTTGGAATGAACTCACACAAGAAATTGATTTCCAACGCAGAAAGCAGCTCGCAATAAAACTGCGTGAAACAAACATCCCTACTTATGACCGCAAGGCTTATAAAACTAAGCGCGGCTTCACTGGCTCAAGATGAGGATAAGAAAAATGACAGTTTTCTTCAAAAAGGCAGAACGCAAAAATGCGAAATTGCGCTTAGCTCTTGCTGGGCCTACTGGATCAGGTAAAACATTCACGGCATTAGTATTAGCTAAAGGTATCGGAGGCCGTATTGCTGTTGCGGATACTGAAAATAGTAGTGCTGAACTATATGAAGATTTGGTTGAATTTGAACATGCCAATATTCAACCACCATATACACCAGAAAAGTTTATTCAGGTAATTAAAGCAGCTGAGCAAGCAAATTTTGACACCCTCATTTTAGACAGTATTACTCATGAGTGGTCTGGTGTGGGTGGGTGTCTTGAAATTGTTGATCAACTGGCCGCTGGACCATTCAAAGGTAACTCTTGGGGTGCATGGAGCCAAGTAACTCCACGCCACCGAAAATTCATTGATGCAATGTTGCAGTCAAGTATCAACATCATTGTGACCATGCGATCAAAAATGGAAACCATACAGACCAACGATAACGGCAAAAAGAAAGTTGAAAAAGTTGGTATGAAGGTCGAACAACGTGATGGTATCGAATATGAGTTTACGACTGTTCTAGATTTAACTCATGACAATATTGCTATAGCAACAAAGGACCGTTCCCGTTTATTTCTAGATCCTCGCCAGTTAGGTGAACATGACGGTGTTTTACTAAAACAATGGCTACTTTCTGGATCTGCAAATGCTTGTATTAATGGAAATCAATATTTAGAACTTGAGCATTTAATGTTGCAAGCGGGAATTGATATTGGAAATTACTGTGCAAAACGCGGTCTAAATAGCCTGCATGATGTAAAACAGCAAATTTATGAAGAGACTTGTGAAAGCATTAAAAAAATCATTCAACGTAATCATCTCGCTCAACAAGAGAACGAGCAACAACTCATCAAGCAGCAAGAACAGACTTTAGAAAACGAGTATCAACTCGCTTTGAAACACATCGAGTCTGCAATTCGTCTAAGCGACTTAGATTACCCGGCTAATTACTTCAAGGGAACTAAGTATGAACAAAACATTTTAAACGCATGTACAGCTAAATCAGATATGGAAGGATGGTCAGCATGAATAATCTAATCACTGCAGCTGAAGCATTTGCAGCTCTTCAAAAAGGTAAAACTGTTCTTTGTCGTCCTATTGGAGACATGTTGGACTTTTCTGACTTAGATCAATTCCCCGCTTCTGTTTTTGGTAAACCGGGTTTTGAATTCTGCATCAAAATCGAAACTATTGAGCTGGCTGGCATTACATTCACAAAGCCATTAACTATTGATGAATATGAGGAGGGACAGGATGTTTTTGTAATTACTACATATTCGCCTTCTATTTACGTCGTGAATTTTAGAACCACCGCATTAATTGAATCTATTAATAGCGGCTTTGTTCAACGTGATGCAGAAAACGCCAAGCTTCAATTAAAAGCACTATCTAAAGCGTTAGGTTTTGAAGTTAGTGACGATTTTAGTGTTATTCGCCTAGGTGACGAACCAAAGAAACAGCGTGCTAAGAAATCAAAAGGTGCACAGACAGTAGTTGTAGAAAAGACTTCTGAAATTGTTGATGAAGTTAAACAACCTACAATTGTTATTACTGAGCAAACAAATGTAACTACTTCTAAAGACTCATTGGTGCAATCCGAAGATATTTCAGAAAATATAGGATCAGCTTTAGATAGTGCGATTGTTATTACAGAACAACCTTATGTGTCTTCACCTGAAGATTTTTTAACTCAGCCTACACCTGAGCAAGAAAAAAACAATGAGTATCAGCAAACCCTAGATACTCTTCTACAGCGTGTAAAAGAGTCAAAAACACCTGCAGAAGTAAATGCGGTTTATCGTTATACCCGCACATGGGATGACGAACAAATGAAGCCTATCCTTCTCGCCACTCACAAACGTCTTGAAGAGCTAGAAAAAGAAAAGGCATCTGCTAATGAGCCACCCTCTTTAATGGTTCAAATCCAAACTGCACCAGACCTTACAACGCTAGATGCTTTGGAAATAGACGTGGCTGCACGAGATCCGCAGATTCAACCGAAGCTAATGGGGTATGTGAGAAAACGCCGCTATGAATTAGAGAATCCTACACCTACTCAACAAGAATCTACCCCTGATTATTTATTAGTGGACGGTTACTAGAATGAAAGACCAATTCAAGAAAGTGAATAACAAGCACTTACTTGGTTTTACTAATTACTTGCACTTGCTGGGCTTTGTAATAGTCCAGCAAGGGTTAAACCAAGCAATGCTTTTAACGAAACATTATGCCGTACCAGTAGCTTGGCGCCGCATAACAATAGACTACAACAACCGGTTAAATAAACCCGCTCAGCAGCTTTATAAAGAGTTTGTTGAGTGGACTAAAGAAGAATATTTGAGGGCTCAAAAATGGAAGTAAGAATTAAGTCTGTAAATGGCCCCAGCCCTTTACCAGCAAATTTACAAATGGATGTTGTTTATAAAGCTGTTCGCATAGATGCCAATCGAATGAAAGTAACTTGTGATGATGGTCAAGTGATTACAACAAGCATTTCAAAATCTGGTTATTTGGGCGATTGGGGTGAATGGGAAATTTTAAGTGAGGATTCTCAACAATGAGCAAAGTTATTGGTGAAGTTAATTTGAGCCCTAGCAGTATTGAAGGTACTCCGGATCAGGTAGCTGTTCATATTTTTGAAAAAATCATTTGTCCAAGTACTGAAGAGCTTCTCAAAAACAATCCGGAAGCTGCAAAAGTTTTTGCATATCACATTTTTGGTTTAGC